GTATGCCATTGGTGGTCATGGCTGGTGGGTCTGACTGGATTGGGGTAACACCCTATCAGCAAACCCTGGAATGTCTCCCTCCTATAGGAGGTGGCATGAAAAGCCTTGTATGGCTCACGAAACAGGTACTGCTTGATTGCGGTACCAGGTGTGGTGTCGATCCGTCTCGCGATATAATCTATATCGAGAGGCGCGTGGAGAACGAAGGTACTAGTTTCTTAACTATTACGCTTCCGTCTTTTTGTAAGGGATTCGAAGAATCTCTTGCAAGCGGACGCCTCGAACCGAGCTCTTTTCCGACTTGTCGGTTTAAGAGAGGTCTCCCCGTATTCTTACGGGGTTTCCTGTCGAGGATATTCCACGCCGATCGGCGTCTTAGAGATGATGCCTGCGTTCATTGCATTCATGCGGTTAGGCAGATTTGCCTACTCCACAAGAAAGTTTTACTCCCATGCACGAAAGAGCGTGAGATTAAAGCTGAACGCGGGTTTATCTCTTGTGAGAACGAACTAAGTGTCTTGAAGCTGGATGAGACTTTCCTGGATTATTTTGGGAAAGTCTCAGATATTGTCATTTCTGACATTCTTCGTACGACTCCGCAAGGAGATCCGTTTGAAGAGCTCAAGCCACGCCACGGACCTGGTTCTACCCAGGAGCGAATACTCGGTAATGCTAAGTATTCGCACAGAAAGTGGCACTCTCGTTTGGAGGACTACTTCCCCTTCACCGAATATGGAATCGCTTCGTTGCGAAACCTCGGTGGTGAGGATTGCCCCCTTTCGAAAGTTGAGTTCGTCGAACCCGGCGCAGAGTCACCTGTTCGGGTGGTCTTTGTGCCTAAGACCCTGAAGACACCTCGCGTTATTGCAATCGAACCTGTGTGTATGCAATATACACAGCAGTCAGTTTTGCAATGGCTCGTCCCTCTTGTTGAGGGAGGTAGATACACTGGCGGTAGAGTTAACTTTACCGACCAGAGTATTAACCAGAGTTTGGCTAGACAAGCTTCGAGAGATAGGCGCTTAGCGACTATCGATCTTAGCGAAGCTAGCGACCGAGTGCATCAGGACCTCGTACGTAGGATGCTCCAAGTGGCACCATACTTTCGTGATATGGTGTTTGCTTGTCGCAGTACGAGTGCGAAATTGCCAAGTGGGCTAAAGCTCACATTGAACAAGTTCGCGTCGATGGGTTCAGCCTTATGTTTCCCGATGGAGGCTTTGGCATTTTTCAATGCCATTGTCGCCTCGAGAATCATAAAAGCTAAGGCGTCGGTTAGCGTCGCTAACGTACAAAAGTACGCACGCGACGTGTACGTCTACGGAGATGATATCATTGTCCCCGTAGACGAGGCACCTTCTGTTTGCGATGACCTAAGCCTGATCGGGCTGAAAGTCAACCGAAACAAGTCTTTCTGGACTGGGAAGTTCAGAGAGTCTTGTGGAGTGGATGCTTATGATGGAG